GTATTGCTATAATTCCAGGTAAACTCATTTGTGGCACTGAATGTTTGTTCTTTGAAGTTTAATTTGTTCCAGCCAAGATAACTCAAGAGATCTGTACCAAAGATGGTATTGATTTCTTCAAAGGTATATCCTGTGTCGCGGAATTGTCCTGGCAAAACATTTTCTATAGTGAGTGGTACTGGATTATCATCTTGTTTGATGTTGTTGTAGATTCTTGTTTCAAACTCCAACAGCACTTGATCTCTGATGTCTCCAAAAACTGGGGTTTGGCTGCCATCATGTCCAATAATAAATTCGCCATTGGCGTTTGAAGTCACCAAGGTTGTGATTTCTGGTTCGTATTTTGGATACAGTCCCATTTTGCTGGGGGTATTGGGTACAAAATTGCCGTAAGTGGCACTGTATTCATTGATTGTGACTACGCTGCCTAAGGCAAGAGTGCTTAATATTGTGATTCGTGGACCGTCAGTGGCCACAACATAATCTTGATCTCTGACCAAAATCACATTGTCAAGGTATACACAAAGCCCAAGATAATTTGCTGATGCGTAATCATACGTTTGCACAGTGTCAAATGTGGTTATTGTGGTAAATCCCACAGTGTAACTGTTGCTGTAGGTAGTGATACCTTGTGGCAGCATGTCACTCCAGTAAAACGGCTGACTTTCTAGTTTGCCTAACGTGATATCTTGAATGGCCTGATCAAGAATCTCAGCAGTGGTTTTGAATGCAATGTTATTTTGAGTCAACACCGCGTCCAACATCTGTGCTTTGAATTTGATATATTCTCTACTGTTGTATTGTAATGATGCAAATATATTGTAGCTGTCACTGCGCATGAAATAGCCAGCCAAGGTCAATGGTGCGCTCTGTTGCAAGATCTCTTGGCCATAAGGAACAATATTACCAAGATCTCTACTGTTGTTTGCACCGTTGATTGGGCCAGTCAACTCCAAAAGATTTTCGCAAATGCTTTGATAATGTGTGCGAATTGTGCCCAGTGTAAATGCTGGACTGTTTTCGTTGAGAGGATTATTTTGTAAATTATCAGGCACCTGATAAAATGCAACTTTGCTGGTTTGATCACTTATCACAAGCACTTCAATAATGTCAGTAGGCACATAAGTGTTGTTCAACACAATGGTCGTACTGTCCGTTCCCACAGTATAGGTATACTTGTTGGGTTGAATAAATTGACTGCCAACATATATTTTTATTACTGGCACTGCGATTGATGTTTGAGCAGTGACCGCAATGTCCAACAAAAGAGTTTGTTGGGTGTATGTAAATTTAAATTGTTGATAAATTTGTTGTTCAGTGACAGCAGTTTGCCAACCAAGCAGCTTGGTATATGTGGTACGAGTTTGATATTGTCTTACGGAACCTGAACTGATAGGCGTCACCGTGCTGACATTGTCTGTGGTAAACGTGAATGTATCAACATAGAGATTGTTGTTGAACACAATGTCACCGACGTTGTTGATATTTAAATATTGCAATGGAAATTGCAACACTGGATCAAGTATGGTTGTATCACCTACTGCATAACTGAACAATTTGGAACCAACGAAATCTGTAGACTGATACTTGACTTCACTACCAAAGCTCACATCATCAGTGTCGTATATGTTGAACAACGGTGCTTGTTGAACTGAAGTTTTTTGTTGTGCTTGAATCCAATCAATGCCGTCATACCAAAATGTTAGTCCGGCACTGGTGTCACCGTTGATGCATACTGTAGATTCATCTACCTCAACTTCGCCATCTGTGGCTTCAGTCAACACAATAATCGGTTGTGGTATCAACGGTGCAATGGTATCTGGCGTGGCAAAACTGACCACGTAAATTTTGTTCCTGACATCTGCATCTTCATCAGCAGCAAATATAACTCGCGAGCCTTCAACCAAGGTGTAACCGTCTACAGAATAACTGGTAGCCCCTGCCACATTTGAAAATGCATCAGTTTCCACAAAGTCAATGATGTCTACAGCCGCTTTGCCCCGGGTACCCATGTTGTATAATCGTATGTCTTGGCGGAATTGTAAAATTGGTCTACTGGCTCTGGTGTACCTTTCAATTTCAGCGATCTGATTATTGTATTCAGCTGTGGCGTTGATTACATCAATATGAAACCATCTATTGCTTCTTGACCATGCGTTTTGATCGGCACTGGCACGGTTGATAGTTAAGTAATCAGGATCTGCAGGTTCTATCGCAATTGTGCTGTCTGTGTAGTCTGTAGCGTAACTTTCATACACAGTGAAATTTTCAACTGGTAACAATTCAATTGCTGTGCCAACACCACTCACATAATATTCGCGATTGCTGACAGCAATTGCATTCATAGTGCCTGTGCCTGTAGCAAGTGTGACCACAGGACCATTTGGTACTGCACTCACTGTGAATTTGAGGTTGTTTGCCGAGATTGATCTCACATAATAGGTAGTGCCAGCAACCAGGCCACCCAGAGTTGGAGAGAGGAAAATAACAGATTGCCCCGCATACAAATTGACAGCATCATAATAAGTGATATAGTTTGTACCTGCTTCGGTGGCGGTGCATGCAAAGCTGGTGGTACCGGAACCGAAACTGGAAGGAATCACGTCTCCGGTAAATCGTACTTTGAGACCATTGGTAAAGGTCACGCCGTTGGGACTGGTATAAGAATTTTGATCGATAATGTCGTTGATATTGAGATCACTACTGTTCTCAGGTTCCACAAGAACTATACGTCCAAATATTTCTGAGTTGGTTCCAGATTGATAGTACAATGTGTCTTGAACTGCACTCAATAAAGGAACGCTTCTAATTACTCCTGCTGGATCTTTGTACCATTGTGTGTTACTGTACACTGTGCCGTAACTGATTGTCCATTTTTGTAAACTGTTTATTGTGGCTATTTCTGCTAATTGGATATACACAATGCCGCTCACAGTGCTGAGTGTGATTTGATATTTTTGCGTTCTTGCAGGATTGTTGATAAAAATCAGTGTGCGATTGTCCAAATTGGTGGTTGAATCAATACCACCTGTTGAGGCAAGAAAATCAACCAAGGGTTGACCATTGATGTCATCATATGCTAATTCTGTAACCAAGTCAATGGTACCAATGCTGGTGAGATTATAGTAAAAACTTTGTGCGTCCTTGAGTGGAGCATTAAAAACAACAGTTCCAGATGCGGTACCATTGTTGGTCACGCCATACACATCTCTACTGCTGATATTTGGAGTGGCGGGGATTACTCCTGCAATTCCCGGAGCTGACTGTATGTAAAATTGGTTGATAACCTGAAAAGTATAACTGCCACCTCGCACCAGCGTAACAACAGGATTGTCTCCATTGATGCCTGAAAAATTGTACGAATCACCATTGGTGGTCACTACAAAATTGTCAGTGGTAGGAATACCAGTAGATGCCACATCCACTGCATCAGGTCCTGCTGGAATCCAGTAATATTGGCTGAAATTAATAAAAATATCAAAGTCAACAAATGGATCCCAAGAATAGTATTCACTTGAATACAATCGGTCGGGACGGTTGCCATCTCCGCCTTGAAATGTCACAGCATCATTCAATCCTGGATATGTGATGACATTTTTGATGGCATCAGTATCGGGCACAAGACTTACTATGCCCGGTTCCAGTTGATAGTCAGTGCGTGTTTTTGTGGGCTCTATCACATACTTGTCGTTGGGGTCCACACCCGGTCCCACTGTGCGTCCAATAAATCCTTGTGTTTTTCTAAAGTTGGGTTCTTGAATCAATTGATCAAGAGTGGCTGCCAAAAATTGTTTGTTTGCATCAGTCTGAAAAATTTCAGGAAGAAAATCAACGCTACGTATGTTTGCCATCAATATGATCCTCCGCCACCATTGTAGCCACCGCCACCGCCACCGCCTCCACCACTACTGCCGCCATTGCCATTTGAACTCATACTTGCACTACTACCACCTGCGGCAAAGGTCACTCCACTGCTAGATGCTGTACGAAGATTGCTACTGGTCAGTGCTTCTATAACTTCGATGTTGTTGATTGTGGCACCATTGACAAAGATTTCGCTAGGAGTTGACCGTATTTCATACAAATCACCAAAGAATTTTTGCCTATCCAACGGAACCAAGACTACTGAACTGATAATCGTGCCAAGCTGCCGGTGTAGATATGCTGCCAATTCTGAGAAATAAAATGTGTCTCCAAAATTCCATTTGTCAATTGAGAAGTAGGTGTTCATGGCAGCAACCACACTGCTTTTGATTTCACTTGAACTAGCAGTTGAGCCACTGGTTCTAATGACCTTGATGGTACCACGCAGATTGGCATCTGCTTTGGCTCCAAACAAGGGTTTAAATATCACCGAATTCAAAATAATATTGTCACTTAACATTTTGTACTCTTGCAGTCCTTGATATTCAGTTGACAATTGATCAATGGTAGGCACCAAGGGCTCAACTATGGTGCCTGTGGTATCGCGTATCCAGTTCTGATAGGCAGTGTAGTAACTCAATGTTACTACGTACAAATCAATGATATTGGTTGTGCCTGGATCAATTCTTGAAGTCAAAGGTGCATTGTGACGATATTGAAAATACAAACTTTGACGACCAATTCTAGCAATCCATTCGTCGGTGACGTTGATTAGGGTTCTGGATCCAGTCACCGTGATTGACAATTGATAAAATTCTTGAGTGGAATAGGCATAGAACACTTGACCGGGTGACCATGCACTTTTTTGCAATTCAATTGCAGCCAGCGTGGCATAGTCGCTGGTAACTACACCGGGCTCTACCAACAGATATCTTTGCAAATTGTCAAAGTCTACTGTTTTCTGTAGATAGATATATTTTTGGGTGGAATTCACCGTTGGGGCCACAATTTCACTAAAGAAGTCTGGATTGTCTGGCACGCCATCGTTGTCGCTGTCACGATATCCTACCAACACCTGAAAATCATCAACGTAGCCATCGCTCTCTACTGGTTGTCCTGTAATGGTCATGAAGACATCGCCGGGTAGATGATCTGTAGAATCTGGCTGAGTGTTCACTGCCAACACATTGATAAAGTCCTTGATCACTGTGCCTGTACGACTGTCATATATTTGGCCGCCATCATAAAAGAAAAATCTTGTGCTCAATACTGATCCAAAATAGTAAGCCAGGCCACGGAAGGTTGCTGTGTAATTTTGATTTTGTACTACAAATTGTATCAACCATGATGCATCATCGCCAGGCGCATTTTGATTAGCATATTGTTGACTCCAAGGGGCGTCTGGTGCTAGATTAGTACTGTTAATCAGATACCACGAGTAAGGTGTACCAGTAATGTCACCATTATTATCATAGCCCAGACCAAAGTTACGATTTAACAAAATTTGTTCGGCAATACTTTGCTCAATATCAACAGGGATGTCAGTTACAAACAAAGGAATTATTGTGTCAACCAAGGCGCCTGTTGGTACAAAATTGTTGAGTGTAACAGGTCCTGCTCCGGAAGGTAAGTTGCCTAATCCATTGTTGTAACCCGAGCCTTCAATGATGATGGGGCTGGCCCAAATTTCTAATGTTTGGTCTGCGGAAGTTGGGACACCTGTTTGTAATTTATTATTCTTGTCAAAATATTGACCGTCGGGTGGAACAAACTTTATCAAACTACCGACTACAGCATATTTAAATGCTGTGGTTGTGGTTGATCCCACAGGAATAGGCGAACCTGTGGGAAATGTTACTGAATACACTGCGTTCTTGAAATAGCCCGTGGTTTCATTGGCCAGAGTAGTGCTTTGTGTCCAGGACGCTCCGGTTACCCATGTTGTGCCGCCGTATGTGGGCAATGTGCTGGAAGTAACTCTAGGAAAATTTTCATAATAAAACTGTCTCATTGTGGCTGAACCAATAGCAGGTTGCACTTGATTGGTCACAAAATCAGCAATTTCGTTACGGTTAGTATAAGTGAACAAAATGGTAGGAAGAATATTTTGTTCCCATAATCCACCATCGGCGCCAAAACTGTTGGTGCTGGAATATTTGCCGGTGTTGTCCACAAGATCAAGATAACGACTGGTACCAATTGAGGCACGATTCAGGGCTTTGCTTTTTACAATGGAATTGTATTGTGTGTATGGAAAAAGATTATAGTCTTCACCATTAACCATGCGGTCTTGTGTGTAGTACCTAGCAGGTGCACGTTGTTTGATTTGGTCAATGGTTTCACGTGCCTGGCTATTGCTAACTGGTTGAGTGATACCGCAAGTGAATGTAATGGTTTCAAGATTGCCAGCACGACTGATGTAACTGATGGGAATAGTCACACTTTGCATTTCTTCAGGATTGATGATGTATTGCAATCCGTTTGATGCACGAACATAGGCACGGAACGTGCCTACTGGAATCTCTGAAAACACGCCGTCGCCAAACACCATGGTTATTTGATCGTTTGTGCGTGATGTCACTGAATAAATTGCCCTCAGCGTTGTACCTATTTGTTCGGCAGCTGCTGAATAAATGTTTTCTGTATATTCCCATTCACGGTTTATGTTACCTACGTTGTCCAGCTGAAATAGCCAGCGATCTTCATTGTTGATTCCTTCAATATTGATGTTTACTGTGCGATTGGTAACTTTTTCAGCCAAGTTGAAATCTTGATTCTGTAACACGCCTTGCTTGAACATAAAAAAGTAACCAGTATTGGCTGACTGAAAACCCAATTGATCGTTGCGGAACAACACATTGAATGGCCGGTTGGCCTGTGGTGATGGTTCGTACAAATATGTTTCACCCACTGAGGTAGATGTCATAGCTTCAAAAGGCATGCTTACTCCATCAACAGTGGCAGTGTACGGCACAATAGGTAAGAATCCTGGCACAAGGTTAATGCTGTATTCGTTTGTATCCACACCCAAAATAGTTTGTCTATTGCCTGGACGTCCAACTTTTTGTGTGTCTACCAGGCTGGCATTGATAATGGCTGTGAATTGTTCTTGCCAATCGGGGTTGGTCTGGTCGGCCCAGTTTACCGTGAGATTGGAAAGATTGATGCCTTGGTAATCCACAACATTTTCTGTGGTGTTGATTGAAAAAACTTTGAGCAGACCCTGAGCCGCGGTATTACGTTTGGCTGTGTAACTGACCAAGTTGGCCAATCTGACCACACTGTCACGGCGCTCGGCAGTGTCTAAATAGTTTTCACGAGTGTTGAGATCTGTACGAAAGGCCAGAGCTTGCCCCATAAATGCAATTACGTCCAACAAGGCAATGTATTCTGAAGATTCAATGTAGTCATTAAATGTTTCAGGATAGTACAGGCGCAGGTAGTCCACAAAACTCTTGCGCAGGGTTTCAAAATCATAACTTTGAAAGTCAGCTTCTCGGTAGGTTTGATAGATCTGTTTCCAGTCCTCAACTCCAAATATTGCCGTTTGTCTTGTGGTTGTTGCCATTATACTGAGCCTCTATTGTTTATTTATGGATTTTAAAAACGGCTTAGTTTATACATAGCTTGCGGATCGTTGTTGTAGATCAAAAAAGATACTGAGACGTTGAGCATCGCTACTGGGTATCACTTGTAGTTCAATCTCGATCAAAATACCATTGTCCTGTGGATACACTTGTGTGTCACTGATGTATATTCTCGGATCTCCGCCGGCCACACGCTGTATTTCGTTTACAATGCCAGTTTGTAATTCTTCCAGTTGATTCTCAAACAAAAAATCCCACAACACAGTGCCATAGGCTGGACGACCGGGCAATTGCCCCTGTCGTATGTTGAATGCGTTCAGTAGATCTCGTTTGATCAGTTCAAAGTCTGTGAGTGTGAACTTTTTGAATTGTCCTTGTGTGTTGAACCCAATGAATGTTTGTGCCATATGATATTTATGGGTGCTTATTCACCCTCTCCGCGTCCTTCAATCTTGGACTGTAATGCATACAACCTTTCTTTCTGTTGAGTTGATAATGCCAAAGTGGTTTGAATTTTTGCCGAAATAGCACTGACCGAAAATTCTGTGCCGTTAATTGTGGCTTGTTCGCTGGCGGGCAGACTGGCAAACGATTCTACTATTGCTGTTGCCACAGGAACACCATTGATATTATAGTAGTTGCGGATGGCGTCACGTTCAGAGTTGAGTGCGTCATACTGCGCTTGTGTAATTGTTTGTTGATTCTCCAAGGCCGCAAATTTTGGATCCAGCGCAGCCAACTTTTGTGCAGTGGGATCAAGATAATTGTCAAAGTATGCTGTGGCTCTGTCTATGTAATCTTGTGCTGTGCCTGTTTTTGCTTTGGCCGTGTAACTGGGTACGGGTATTTTTGGATCACCAACAACTCTGGTGCTGGCCGCATCCAGTGTGGCACGATTCACTGTGTCTGATTTGGGCACAGGAATATCTTGTTCTTTAAATGCTGTGGGTATCTTGGTATTGACCAAATTCACTGCAAATGCACCATCACGCACTGCACTGGAAAAAGCCGCTTGTACCGCGCCTGTTGCGTCGCCAGGAATAGGCAGGCCTTTAGCAAATGCTTCTGTGTCAGCAATGCTTTTGGCTGCGTTCAGTGCCATGCCTGCAATACCTTGACTTGACAAATTTTGAACGGGAATGCCTATCGCACCTAGCCCTGCAACACCCTTGGTCATGAGATCCTGTTGTATTTGACTTTGTTTGCCAGCATTGCCCAGCAAATCAGTTGCACTTTTGATACCGTCCTTGCCAGTCCAGGCGGCCGGACTCTTGGCCACAGTGGCAAACAAACTGGCACCTTGTTTGGCCAGGGCAGCCACGCCTGGTTTGACATAGCCTGCGTCCTCCAATTGTTTGAGATCAAATCCAAACGATCCCAATCCTTTGTTGTTACTGAGAACATTTGATGCTTGGCTTACCAAGTTCTTTGCTTGTGCTAGTACTCCATTAACTTCTGGCACACTCATGGGACCAATTCCATTCACAGCACTATCGCCAGTGATACTGCTGGCAACCTTTGTGAAGTCAGAAGCATTGATGGGATTTGTTACTGCAAAACCAGTTATGGTCTTGTTGATAGTCTGTATAGAAGACACTGCTGTGCTTCCTTGTATCACTGCCGCACTGACCAAAGGTTGTCCTGCGTTTCCAGCACCGAATATCTTTGATATTGCGCCAGATATAGCTGACACAGCAGGGCCCACTGCTGCGGTCAGTCCCGCCGCTGTTGCGGCCAAAGATCCACCAAGTGCTCCGCCGGTTTCTCCAAGTGCAGTGCTGATTGATCCTATAGAAGCAACGCTGCCAACGTTGTCAAGAGCTCCTGCAAGTCCACTTTGCGCCTGAGACAATGGTCCTTGTGCAGAGGCAAGACCGTCGGCTGCTTGTGAAGCAGCAGAGAGACTATCACCTGGTTGAAATCCCACTAAACTACCTGTTGCATCTTGTTTTTTAAACACAGCTTCGGCTTGTTCTCTAGTGAGTCCTTGAGGACCTTTAATACTGAATAATTTGCCGTCACTGCTGGTAAATGAAAATTGTGCCATGTTATTGCGCCTGTATTTCAATACCAGGGGGCACTGGTACTGCTCCCGGTGGCGGACTAGGTTTGCCTTCTTCAAATGCTACCTCAACATCCACACCTTTGTTATGGTACGGATAAGGTTCGTGTGTTGGTGCACGACTAACTGTGCTTTTGAGTGATTCGGGTTTGACAATCCAGCCACGACTGGTGTCCCATTCAGTATCATCCAACAAAGTCGTGGTCAATGGTTGTGGATTGGCCACTGTGCCGGCCGCAGGACCATTGAGATCTATACCGCCTGCCTGTAGAGCCAGTGCAGATCCTGCGCCCCATGATCCTGATGAACTGTTGAGTGTGAGTGTGCCATCTGCTTTGACGCCAATGGTGTTTTTGCTGTACAAAGTGATATCTTCTTGGGCACGTACACTTAAAAAAGTATCTGTGTCTAACTGCATGTCTTGCTTGCTTTTTATTTTTACAAACCTTCCAGCAAACATGTTTATATCTCGGTCAGCATGAAGATTTATATCGCCCTTGGTGCGAACATTCACAGAGTTAGTGGCATACACATCCACGGTACCTTCGACCCCAAATTCAATCCAGGCCTGTCCATTAGCATGAACAATGTAGAAAAAATTTCCCGAATCGTTCATGGTTATCTGGTGACCTTTTGAGGTTCTCAAACGCAACAAGGCATTGTTTCCTTCAAGATCCCCGTCATCCATCACAAGACTGTGACCACCGACTCGACCAATGACCTTGGCGTCATTGGGCTTTATTTCACCTGAATTTAGTTTGGTTCTAATGTCATTGGGTTTCATGCCTCCTGAATATATTGGTATACCGGGAGTGCTAACACCAAACACTGCACTTGGACTTTCACGCTGACTGCTGGAATTTATAGTGCCGCGTTCGGTGTCATTGATGAGACCCTGTTGTAACAAAGCCTGTGCTACTACACTTTGCACAGGTTTTATACCGTCAAAGAATCTTGGACTGTTGAAAAGATCCGTGTTGTTGGTGTTTATTTCAGTTACTGGCAAGCGTGGTGCATTGGCAAAATATTTTTCTTGATTTTGATTTTGTATTTTTGCTTGTGTTCTGTCCACTGAGCCAAGGGCTGGTACCATTCTGCCTAGCCCTTGATCTGGTATAGTACCAATGTAGTAACCTTGGCTGCGATCACCATTCACAAATATACACATCACAGTCATGCCCACGTCAGGCGGAGTGAACCACATGCCATAACTGTTTTGATTACCTGGGTAAGTGCCGGCGTTGTTGGAATTGGCGTTGCCTTGCAAGGGAGTTGATCCATAAAACGGTGGCATGTAACTTACTGTCGTCCAACAACTTTCATCTTGCATGTTGTTTTCGGTTCCTGCGGAAAAGGTATCAATAAACACACGCAAGCGGCCTGCACGTGTGGGATCCACCGTGCTCATGACTATACCGGCAAACGGTCCAAATTCTGCGGGTACACCCCCGCGATCCATTTTGTAATTGCTGGGACGTCCTTTATTGCGTTGTACACTTTCTGCCATTGATTAGCCTCCGTCTGTAGCAATATCTTGATTGCTAGGATTTGTTGAACTTGTGGGATCTCCGCTGTCGGCTGGAATACCATCTTGTAATTGTTGCAACTGTACGTCTGTCAATCCTGGTTGATCTTCACCTGCTCCTGGCAACTTGCGAGGTCCAGGATTGATTGGTGCCGTAACTGAGATTGTGTTGTCTGCGCCGTCAGTGGCTGCTTGTGGTGGAGCGGCTGGTCTTATATTCAATGTTGTGTTGTCATCCAATCCATTGATGTCCACACCAGTGGTTGCATTACTGGCCGCAAATCTAGCAATGGGTTGTGATGCCGACGCTTGTTGAGCGCCCAGTATGGCTGCAGTTCCTCCGTCTGTGCTCAATACCGAACGTGGATCTGTAGTGGCTGTGCCTTGTATTCTATTTTGCAACGCAATACCAGTACGACCACCTCCAGCTAATTGATTGGCCGTTGTTCTTGCGCCATTACTTTGCGCACCTGCTCCTGTGTTGCTGGCACGTGCGTTATCAAGTGAGTCGCTGGTGGTAGAAGCTGAAGCACCATTTACTGTGTTCTTTTTGCTGGGCAGTGGGAATTGATACAGGGTTCCTTCAAGGGTTTGATAAAAGGAACCTTGTCTAAATTCGCTTAAGACCTTGACGGCTGTGTAAACTCGGCTTTGTATGGGTTCGCGTGATTTGTTGGCCACACCTCTATAGCCACCGCTGTAGGGATCAGCTACACCTGTGGCAAGATCATAGTCTTCAGGACGCTGCCAAACAATTTCAAACAACACATCTCCTGTTTC